AGAAAAAAGCACAAAAAAGAAAAAAAGTTTACGCTGCCCGTAGGCGTGTATATATTAATAAGTGATTGATTGCATTGTGAGGGGTTCGGGTTTGCAATATCTTAGAACACTCGGGACGTTGTCACTCTCCCTGCGGCATTGCATGGCGAGCCTATCACGTTGTTCACCGCCAGGCAATAAAGTTTCCTGCCGCAAAACAAAAGCACGGGGGGGAGTCTCGCGGGCCGGCGCCCCCCAGCGCGCGCGGCCACGCGACATATGTGTTAATTGCCACTAACAAGCACACAGCCTACGGAGTAACCATGACGAAGCTAACGAAGTTCACCACGCAGCAAATACTCAGCGACCTTGCAGACGGCTATACAATGGTCGATGCTTGCAGGAAGGCCGGCATTACCAGACAGGCCATGTACAAGCGTATGAAGGGCAACGCGGAGCTAGACGCTTCTGTGCGCATTGCACAGCAGTACAGCGCTGAGAGGGCGCTTGAGGAGCTTGATAAGCTGTACGATGATGCTTTGAACAAAGTGAAGGACTATGACCCGCACGTATTGCGCGACTATGCGCATCATGTGCGCTGGAAGGTGCAGAAGATTATACCGGAGCGCTATGGCGAGCAGAAGAACAAAGCTGGCGTTGAGGTGACTGACGGTGGTATTCGCATCATGTGGGAAAGCTAATGGACGTTAAGATTCCTTATAAGCCTCGTGACCTACAGGCAGAGATGCACAAGAGCATCAGGCGTTGGAATGTGTTGGTTATGCACCGGCGCTTTGGCAAGACTGTGTTTGCGGTAAATCATTTGATTAAGCACGCTCTTACTTGTCAGCTACCAAGGCCCAGAGTTGCGTTCATTGCGCCTACATTTACACAGGCGAAGCGGATTGCTTGGGATTATGTGAAGTATTATGCGTCTGTGATTCCCGGCGTTTCCTTTAATGAAACTGAACTCAGGGTGGATTTCCCTAATGGCGGTAGGCTGATGCTGTTGTCTGCTGAGAATCCGGATGCCTTGCGCGGTATTTATCTGGATATGGCTATCTTCGATGAATTTGGTATGCAGAACCCAAGGGTATGGGGGGAGGTTGTAAGACCGGCGCTATCTGACAGAGAGGGTGCGGCCATATTTTTGGGAACCCCTGCCGGCCATAATCATTTTTTTGATTTGTTGGAACAGGCACGAGCCGAGACTGAGAATGGCTCCGACCAATGGTATTGGAAGATAGTAAAGGCCAGTGAGAGTGGGCTGGTGAAGGAGGCCGAGCTGGATGCTGCACGGGCGCAGATGACGCCGGAGCAGTATGAACAGGAATACGAGTGTTCCTTCACGGCGGCTATCATTGGTGCGTACTATGGCAAATTGATGGCTGAAGCTGATGAGGAGGGCCGGATTACGCGGGTGCCGTATGACCCAGCATACCCGGTGCACACGGCTTGGGATTTGGGCGTGAATGACTCAACAGCCATTTGGTTTGCGCAAGTGTTCCGTGGCGGTGCGGTAAATGTAATTGATTACTATGAGAACGGCGGGGTGGGGCTTGACCACTATGCGGATGTTTTAAATAGGAAGGATTATACTTATGGCGACCACTTGGCCCCGCATGATATTGAGGTGCGTGAGCTTGGTAGCGGTAAATCAAGGCTAGAGACTGCCGCAACGCTGGGGCTTCGTTTTAAGGTAGTTCCTAAGATGAAGGTAGCGGATGGCATTAATGCGGCTCGTATGTTATTACCTAAATGTTATTTTGACAGAGACAAGTGCGTGACGGGCGTTGAGATGCTACGTCAGTACAGGCAGGAATGGGATGAACGTAGAAAAATGTTTAGAGACCATCCGCGACATGATTTTACAAGTCATGCAGCAGATGCGTTTAGGTATCTTGCTACTGGCCTCGAAAGCCGGCAACGTGTTACACGGCCTCCGCAAGATGTGGCTCAAATGGACTACAATCCGTTTTCCCTATGATGATTGATAACGATTTCCATTACGACACTGCGCACTTGATGATGCAACATAGTCCGTATCATATGGATTACAGCCGCGTTGAGCGCATGACGTATATTGACCCGCCCCTGTCTATGGGTAATTACATCTTTGGTGTTGATGCTGAAGGTGTGCCGTATCTGTTTGCGACTTGGGCGTTTCCTGAGAAGAAACATGTGGATGAATACTTGGCAACAAATCAGTTCCCACCTGCCGCTTGGCGTGGTGATGGCGATAGTCCTTGGATTATTGATTTTATCTGTTTTGGGGGCAAGCGGGGTATACTAGAGGGGTTTCGCTCTTTGAAAGACATTTTCATCGAAATGGGCTATAGTGACTGCTATTGGCTAAGAACGGAAACCGGAAGGCTAGGTTTCCACAAGTTAAAGGATTATTGATATGGGTTCTGGTGCTGGTGGCGGCAGAGATGGTGGAGTAACACCACCACGGCCAAAAACATCTGTAAATAGACAGGCGCAACGACCAAAGGCGGCTATGACAAAACAAGCCGAAGTTGGGGTTCGTTATACTCCTTCGGGCGCCACCATTGGCAGGATTGGGGACTATAGGCCGGGTGGGGTTAGCCCCGGCGAGGTGACAGCCACAGTTGGCGCTGGTGCTGTTGGTGGTTTGGCTGGACGGGTTGACGTCACAAAGGAGGGGCTTGGTGATTTAGCGCGGCGCATAAATGTAGGCCAGTTACCAGCCGGCAATGTTTCGGTTCCCGGTGCTGGCACAGTTGCGCTAAACATTTTGAATATTGCTGGGCAGAAGATGGCCAAGACTACTCTTGAAAAGTTGGTGGCCGGAGAAAGAGCCGTTACTGACCCGTCTGGCAGGATTATGGGAACTGTCGGTGAAGCCGGCGCATATACTGGGAGAGCCGATTTTAGGCCATCAACAATAATGGCAGCGGGTGAGCCAGAGCCAACAAGACCAGATTCAGCCCCTGCTGTAACGCCAGAGATAACGCCTGAGATTACGCCATTGGCTGATGAGACAGTTTTGGGCCGTGGCCGTAGGCGCACAAAAAGAGCAGGACCGGCTGGGACTATGGAAGAATTTGGGGTTCTTGTTCGCGGAGCTGGGCCAAGGGCTACGGTATAGGAGATAAACATGAGCACACTTTTTAAGGCCCCATCAATTCCAACACCGCCTCCTCCTCCGGAGCCACCAGCAGAAGCTGATTTTGCCCGCGCCGCCGCATTGTCTGAGGAGGCAATGACAGAAGAACGGCGCAAGCGAAAAGGCCGTGGCGCCACTATTGTTGCCGGTGCGCTGGGCAACCAAGCTATGCCTGAGACCGGCAAGCCAACATTATTGGGGTAATCAATGGAAGATTTAGCAAAAAGTCTGGTAGCCCGTGCGGATAAAGTAATTGCCCGCAGAGATAACTGGGATACACACTATCAGGAGCTGGCAGACTATATGCTGCCCCGCAAGGCTGACATCGTAAAAAAGCGTTCACGCGGCGAAAAGCGTATGGAGCTTATTTATGATGGCACTGCGCTACAGGCGATTGACCTATTGTCTGCAAGTTTGCATGGGATGCTGACTAGCGGTGCTACGCCTTGGTTCCATTTGGACATAAAAGAAACTGAAGTAAACCGCGATGATGATGTGCAGGAATGGTTGCAGGACACATCAATGCGGATGATACGAGCGTTTAACCAGTCAAATTTTGAGACTGAGGTCCACGAGATGTATGTGGACTTAGTTGTATTTGGAACTGGCTGTATGTTTGTTGAGATGGAAAACGGTCAACTGCGCTGTAGCACCCGCCACATCTCTGAGTTTTACTTGCAGGAAAACCAGTATGGTTTGGTTGATACGGTATTCCGCAAGTACACACAGACTGCAAGGCAAGCCGTTCAGCGGTTTGGCATTGATAATGTTGGTGACTTCATCCGCAAGCGTAACGAGAAAAACCCTGACGAAGAAATTGAACTTCTGCATGTAGTGATGCCACGTGCCGAGCGTGATAACACAAAGCGCGATAATAAGAACATGCCATTTGCGTCTTATTATATTTGCCTTGGCAGCAAGATGCTTATTTCTGAAAGCGGGTTTCAAGAGTTCCCATATATCGTCCCACGGTTCTTGAAGGCAACGGGGGAGATTATGGGGAGGTCGCCAGCAATGGTAGCGTTGCCTGACGTTAAGATGTTAAATCTGATGTCCAAGACCATTATCCAAGCTGCCCAGAAACAAATAGACCCTCCACTACTTGTTCCTGATGATGGATTTCTTCTCCCGGTCCGAACGCAGCCTGGTGGCCTCAACTTCTTCCGCGCCGGAACACGCGACATGATTACGCCGCTAAACACTGGCGCTAACATTCCGATTGGGTTGAGCATGGAAGACCAGAGGCGACAAGCTATCCGGTCTGCGTTTTATGTTGACCAGCTTCTTGTTGGCGGTGCGCCAAACATGACAGCGACAGAGGTCGTCCAAAGGCAGGAAGAGCGCATGAGGGTGATTGGCCCTGTGCTGGGTCGCCTAATGAATGAGATGCTGCGTCCATTGATTGACCGTGTCTTTGCGTTGATGTTGCGCGAGGAAATGCTGGCTATCCCGCCGGAAGTTCTGCAAGGCCGTGACATTGACATCGAGTATGTATCGCCATTGGCTAGGGCGCAAAAGTCCAACAGCCTCAACAGCACGATGCAAGCTCTTGAAATCCTGCTGCCTTTGGCTCAGGCGTTGCCCGTGACTGACCACCTTGACCCTGATGGTTTGGTGGAGCATGTTACTGATTCTCTTGGCGTTCCTAAGACGACACTGCGCTCTAGCCGTGAGGTTGCGCAAATGCGTCAGGAAAGAGCCGCCGCAGAGCAACAAGCGATGCAACGGCAAGCTGAACAAGAGGATGTATACACGGCGGCGCAAGCGGCTCAAGCAGTTAGGATGGTGGGGCAGTGAGAGAACTAGAACAACTCAAACATATGTATAAAACAACTTTTGACAGCGAAAGCGGTCAGAAGGTTTTGCGAGACCTTGAAGGCCGCACAAATTGGCGGGCTTTGAGTTATGTGGCTGGCGATGCTAATGCCACAGCTTTCGAGGAAGGAAAACGAGCTGTTATCCTTCACATTCACAACATGCTCAAAGAGGAGTAAATATGTCAGAGGAAGCTATCGAACAGGTAGCCCAGCCTGAAACTGTGCCGATGGAAACACCGGCAGAAGTAGCACAAGGCGGGT